AGAAGAACTAGATTCTCCTGGTGGTGTAAAAGTAAAGCTGGCACTATCAACTGCTCTGGCATCCAAGAAAGTTTCAATCGTATCTGCGTCTGTTTCTGATACCTCAAAAGTTAGATTAAATATTTTAGGGTTTTGATTTAGACCAAAGAGTAATCTATGTTCATAACCATCACCAAGTCTTACTGTTTTAGTGTTTGGTTTTGATCTTTTCTGAACTCCGTAAGTTGGGGTGATCGAGGGAAAGGTAGCCATTATGCAAGTAAACCTCCAGGACGTTTTTGTTTGATTAATTCAGATTGTATAGCAGTGGCTATAGCAGATCCAAAAGCATTTGCCTGTTCTTCATCACCTTCAACAGAAGATCCAGAAGCATCTACATTTATTACTATATTTGTAGATCCTCCCATTGCGTTATTTGGAACAATAGTACCTGCTCTATCTGGTACGAATAGCTCTGGACCACGTTCTCCAACTATTGAAGCTCTGCCTACTGGTGGTCTGCCTCCATCTGCAAACGTAGGAAATCCTTTAACGCTTCCTACAAATTGACTTGATGTACCAACCGATGTACTTCCAAAGTTTTTAAAAGAACTACCAAAACTAAAAGCACTTCCTAAACCTTGACCAACAAGACTAAGTAAACCTTGTTGAAATTGATTTGCCATCATTCTTGCTGCTGTTTTTATAAAATGATCTGCCATTGCATTTAACATATTTCTAAACGCATCTCCAACAGACATTGTTCCTCTAATTATTCCTACAAATGAATCTTCAAATGATCTAGCCATTGTTTCAGAAAGAGTTATTACTTGAAATATAGGGTTTGTTAATTTTTTCATTTCATCTTGAAGATCTTTAACTTTATCTGTAACAGCATTAAAGTTTAATGTTCCTGAGATACCAAACTGACCTTGTGATTCTCTAAGTAAATCAAGTAATTCTCTTGCTTCTATTATTCCTTTTTTATAATTTTCTAGTAGCGTTATATTTTCTTTTTGAAATTTCTTTTGTAAATCTTCCGCCCTTATATCTCCAAAATCTGTTATTTTCATATTTCCTGTTAGTCGTCTTAAAAGTAAACCAGGTGTGTTTGCTCTTAGTTGGTCAAAAGGACTTACTGCTCTTGCTCTTGCTATAGCTGCATCTTGCTCTGCTTTTACCTTTGCTTTTACTAAGGCAAGTTCAATCACAGCAGCATCAACAGATTTATTTTGTATTAAAAGATTTTTCGTAGCTTCATTTCCAATTTGTTTTCTTGAATCAAATATTTCTTGTGCTAATTTTGCCGATCTATCTAATCCAGCAAATCTATCTACTCCCCCCGCATCCGTTCCAAATATCGTTGCCATTGATTTGGCTATATTTCCATCTCCAAACTGTCTAAAAGCTCCTAAAACACCAAATGCTTCTTCTTTTGTAATATTTAAGTTCTTTGCAAGATTATTTACTTCTTTTGCAGTAATAGCAGTAGCACTACCAGTGCTACCCATTCTTGTATTTAATTCCACTAATGATTTATTGAATTTATCAGCTTTATCAACAGCAGAACCTATAGCTGTACCAAGAATTGACAATGCAAAACCAAATTGTCCTCCTATAGCTCCACCCGCAGCACCACCAAGTCCACCACCAATAGCAGCTGCACCTGTTTGTCCGAAAAGCAAAGGGAACGCTCCACCAATAGCTGCACTAGATATAGTTTGACCAAATCTTTTGCCTCTTTCTTTTCTAGCTGTTACTTCTTTTGCTTTCGCTAATTGTCTTTCTAACTCTATTTCTGCTTTTGCAAGTGAGATGCCTTTTTGTTGTGCAATTCTCTGTACTCTTAAAGCTCTATCTCTTTTTTTTAATTCTTTATTAAATTTTTCTTCAACTTTAACAGTATTTTCTACTGCTTTATTGAATTGGTCCGTGCCAATCGCAGCTTTATTAAGTTGTGCTCTAGCATTGCTTACCTCTTTTGATAAATTATTAAAACTCTGAACAAAACTCCCTTCTCCCTTTTTCTTTCCCATCTTTTTATCAACTGCTCTATTAAATTTATTAATCTCTGTTGATAAAGCTTTAGTTTCTGCTCTAAATTTTTTTATTTTTTCAGCACCTCTTAGGGCTATTTCTAAATTAACTTCATAATTAGCCACTTCTAAAAATCAAAACATTTATCTTATTCTACCTCTTTTACCTTTTAAAGCACTACTTCTCTGTGATTCTTGTCGTTGTTTTTCAAAATTTTCATATTCTATTTCTGAAAAAGCCATCCATCCTATCAATTCTTCAATAGTCATACTTTCAGATAATTCAGCTACAGTCTTTCCTAATTCCTTCGCCAATGAAAATATAAACTGCCAATTATTCTTCCCTTTTCAATTCGGCTTTAGCCTCTTCCACCCCCTTAGTCTGACCAGCTTCTATCATCGCCAGTTGTATTTCCTGCAAGATATTAGCTTCAACTTCTCTTCTTAATGAAGCCTTGTCACCATCTTGAAAAAGTCTATTACCATCTTTATCTAATGCTTTTGTAATCATCAAAGCTAATGCAAAATCATTTACATCATCAGCATTTGATTTCTTTTGTATTGATTCTCTTTCAGCAATGGTAAGTGGATGCCAATAAACAGTCAGTATTATCGCTCCATCCTTCTTTACATCATGTTGATATAGCTGGCTTACACCAAAACTATTCTTTAGAAGTTCAATCGCTCTTGTCATAAAATAAGTATTGCTACTTTATTATACTAGGCGTTTGCTGAGAATTGGCAAGATATTACACCGACAAAATGACTCCTATCTTCAATTTCTATAACATTCGGACCATTTATATCTAAGGTTCTTGGTTGAACACTGAAAGTATCAACATAATTTGAAGCGTTAACAGATGTCAAACCTGTTATCACTGATTCACTTATCGCAGAAAGAACAGAAGTTCCATTATTCTTTGGAACATATACATTACATTGAACAACTCCAGAATAATAAGTTAATGAATCACCTTGACTTAAAATTGTTGATTGTCCAAAATTAATTGTCATCGTTACATACTTTTCAGCTTTACCTGGAGTTACAAAACTTACGTTGTCATATACAACAGAAACCGTATTATCTGCTGCTACTACTGCATCTGTAACTGCTTTTTCAAATGCTGCTCTTGCTTTTACTAAAGTCATAAGACATCTCCATAACCAATTCCTGAAGGACTGCTGCCAAAGC